CGTTCTGGGCAAGGGTCAATGCCTGTTTGAAGGCATCGTCATAGTCGCTGATGGCATCCCGGTCCAGCTGATAGTCCAGGTTCGTGTCGTACTGATAGAGGTCCATATCGTTGTCCATGCCTGCCTGGTACTGGCCTGCATAGTAGTCTCTGTCCTGCATGTACCGGTTCAGCTCATCCCGCCAGATGTTGTAGTCCATGTCGGTGCCGTACTGATATTCATTCCAATCGTTGTTGTAGAAATTCTGGTACTGGCCTGCATAGTAGTTCCGGTCGTCCTGCCAGTTTCTGTAGTTATTGAGCCAGCGGTTGTAATCGGACTCATCAAGGCCCTGGACTGCCGACAGCTGGTTGTACCGGTCTGCGTTCTCATCCTGCCACATCTGATAGGCAAGCTGCGCGAGTGCCGCGTTGTTATCATTCATACCCTGCAGGTAGTTGTCATATGCCTGAGAGCCTGCGATCTGTGCCGCCGTGGAACCATAGCCTCCGGTCATTGCCTGTGCCGCTCCCATGGCATCCCGCATGGCTTTATTTCCTGCATTCATATAGGATTCACGCGCCTGGTTATAAAGCAGGTTGTAGTTCTTATCGTCCTGCAGGTTATAGGACTTTTTATTAAGGATGCCGTCCAGGATGCTCTGCACCGCTCCCTCATACCGGGAAGCAAAAGCATCCGGTCGGTTCCCTTCCGTGTCTTTCAGCAGGCCATAATATTCATTCGTCTTGTCGCTGGTCTTGAAGGGATCGTACTCAAAGGTATCCGGAGCATTGTCCTCAATGTCTCTCAGCCTGGACAGATATCCGGATGTGGTCTCACTCGGAGAGAATTCCGCATACTTCCTGTTCTTCTTTACCGTACTGCTGATAGGGGCATTCGGACTGGACAGGTGGTCAAAGCTGCCGTTCTCTGTGATGCCAATGACAGAAGGCACCGCATCTCCCGCATTAAGTCCTGCCGTGGCAGCTCCGGGAATCTTACTGTTTATGCTCTGTCTCAAAGTCTCAGAGAGAGTCTTCGGTGCTCCCGGTGCATATACTGTGGGGGAACCAGGTCCCGTCACCGGTGCTTTCGCCGGTGCCGCCGCAGACGGCCCGGTAAGGCTCGTCACTTTCTTTTTAAGATTGTTACTCAGTGCCATCTTCTTCCTCCTTCTCTTCCTCCTTCGGAAGCGGATTCTGTATAATGGAGAATGCCGTCAGCAGTCTCTCCATGTTCTCGACTCCCTTTACATCCAGGCCGTTTAATAAATTTAGCGCCCTTATTACATCAGCTTCTCTGTATTTCACCGTCTTCTCCATCCATTACCTCTTTCTTATCTCCGCACCAGGGGCATTCTTTCCACGCTTTCTTCCACAGATAAGGCTCGAAGACTGTGGATATCGTGTGCTGGCAGATATCGCATTTATACTTCCGTTCTGATATCTTTACCCATGTTCCCATTTATTCCGGTTCTCCTCCGCTGCTTCTTTCCAATGCTTCGATCCTGTTCTCCAGTCCATTCAGATAATTCCCCAGCTCCACGTTGTTCAGATAGAGTCCGCCATGGATGGAGACATTTTGGTTGTTATCGACAGCAAAGACGAAGTTGTTGTTTCCATACCATCCCGCCCAGAGGTAGTAGCCTCCGGAGTGGTTTGGCTCTCCGGACATGCCGGTGGTCTCATCAAATGATTCCAAGATCTGTCTTCCGTAAAGGTCTGCAACCATGAATTCACCGATATAGACCTCGTCTCCATCTGCAAAGAATCCCACTTCGGATCCCCGTGCTATGGAAAGTCCTCCTACTCCCCAGGTTCCGACTACCCGGTTCGATGAATTCTTGACGGTCAGGAGTCCTGATGTCCCGGATCCTCCCAGCGTGACAGCTGTTCCAGTGATGGAACCCTGATAGACGTTGATGCCGTTATTGTCCCACCGTCCGATTTCGGTTGTCCCCTGGGAGTTCAGGACTCTGACATATCCGGTGTTGCCATATCCTCCTACCGTTATGCCGGTTCCGGTGATGGAACCCTGCTTGACATCTATTCCGTCTTTGCTCCACCGTCCGATCTCGACATCCTGCGAGTTCTTGACGATGACCTTCCCGTCCTTGCCGTTTCCGCCCAGTGTGATCTCTGAGGAATCCATGGTGGATGCGGATATATGCCCGGAAAACTTTCCGTTCTTTGCCTCGATGGAACCGTCAAGTCCTATTTTGAAATAGGAGTTGACGGTCACAAGGCCTTCCATCTTTATCTTGTCCGCCTGGATCTGTATCCCTTCCTTGGACATATTGATGGCAGCTACCACATTGTCCTTGTCGACCATTGAAAGGGATATCTGCTCCAGTGAGACTTCGATGGCACTCTGCTTCTCACCGTCTGAGACATACTTCAGAAGTGCCTGGTCGTTGTAATTGTCCTCCGGGGAGAGGTTGTCGAACATATACCTGAGCTGTTCGTTGAGCTTATATAGGTATGACTGGATCTTTGGGAAGTCATTGAGGGAGGAGATATCACCTGCGTTTCCAAGATGGAATGATGCCATTCAGCTCCGACCCCCCTTCGATGTTGATCGCCATCGCCATCAGCTTGATCTGCCCCTTGCCCTCCATCTTCCAGCGGAAGCGGTTGCACCGTCTTGCGATGATCGGCAGGGTATATGTGGTCTGCTTCGTGCTATAGATGGTTCCCTTCTTCTCCCAGAGAGGATCATCATCATACTTGAAATAGATGTTGGCCTCCGCTCCGGGGGAGAGCACGAAGTTAAACTGAGCCTTGCTGATGTACTTCTCATCCAGGGCATTCTCGGTCAGGTCCCCTGATTCGATGGACCACCAGATCTGCTCGTCGTTCTCGCCGGTGATGGTTGTCAGTTCTTTGTTGGCATCGATGTAATAGAGCCTGCCGTCGCCATATGTCGCGAAATCAAACTTGGTGTCGTCCTCGACATCCCATATCTGATATTTCGGGTCATAGGTCAGCAGCGTCTGCTTCCCGTCCTTAAGGCAGGACAGGTAGTATATGTTGTTCTGCTGTGAAGCTCTGGCCTCTGTAAGCTCTGAAATGATATTGTTGGAAATCTTCAGCGGGATGGACCCGTCGTATGCATAGACTCCGTTCCTGCCGACATAGTAGAGTGTCTCCGCCACCACCTGCAGGGAGTCCTCGCATCCCTTACGCACTCCCGGTGCGTTCCTGCTGTTGAGCTGGAAGTTTGCCGGTTTTGCTCCGTACATGACATGGATGCTGTTTTCCTTGAAGAAGAGAACATATCCGGAATGGGATATGCATCCGGTGAAGTCTCCGTCAGAGCCTACCGTTACTGTATAAGAGTCTGTGGACAGTCCTTCGTAGCAGTTCCAGTTGGTGGGATCGCCCAGTTTCGATGCATAGACTTCATGGTTGAGAGAGTTGCATCCCCAGAGCCGGTTGTTGTGCTCACAGACAAAGTCCATGTCGGGGGACTTTCGCTTGATGGTGATTCCGGAGGACTGTGTAAAGGCTGTTCTCTTTACGATGATGTCCTCTGCGGATGCCTTCGTCCTGGTGATGGTGACTCCGGATGCCTGGGTAAAGGCTGTGGTGAGTGTTCCGTCTACAAGAATGTAGTTTGTTCCTGCCTGTCGGATGGTCTTGGTCCCGTTGTATGCAGAGTTACTGCATCCCGCGATGGTGACCACATCCCCTTCCGTGAACATGGTTCCGAGGTTTCCTCCGGAGATCTTGGTCTTGTCGGAACCTGCGTAGTAATATTCAAAGGTCAGGGTTCCGGACTGGGTGTAGTTCTTCGCCGGGAAGGAACCGCTGATGATGATGTAGTTCGTCCCCTTGGATGTGACGGTTCGATCCGTCACATTCAGCGCGGAGTCGGTGCATCCGACTACCTTTACCCGGTCATTTACCTTGAATTTCTCATGGATTCCGGTACCATTGATTCTTGTACTGCTGCCCGATGCCAGGATCTCCGCATCTCCTGTCCAGCTGTTCTGAATGGATGCGGTAACAACGATATAGTTGGTGCCGATCTCGGTAATAACCTTGGTCACCGGCTGTCCATCCACCTTGAATGCGTCATCATTTACCCCTGCAATCTCTACTCCGTCGTACTGCTTCACCGCGTTCTGAATGCCGGTGGCAGTAATCTTAGTGAACACAGAGTCTGTGGACAGCTCCTGGAATGTTATGGTTCCGGACTGGGTATAGGATGCTTCAATGGCTGTGATCTCTCCTGTCGCCGTGTTGAATATCTTCTTATCCGGGAATATGCAGATATAGGCTCCCATGCCTACGATCCGCTTCCTGCCGTTTGTGACGGTCAGTCCGGAGACTACCTCGCCGTTGTAGTAGCAGGTTGTTCCCTCGATGTAGAACAGATGGTTCTTATAGTAGAGACCGTTCGGTACCGAGAAGGTCCGCAGCGTGGTTCCTCTCGGCAGTCTGGTTGCTATCGCAGGATAGATCCGGTCAGACATGTTTTTCATGGCGGAAAACTCTGCCGGTGCGCTGACCAGGTTCTCGTTCAGCCCCTTGAAAGCTCCTACCGCTCTCTGTCTCTTATTCGGATAACTGCTGATGATCGGGAGTCTCATGACCATACCACCGGTTTGGGATAGTGTGTCCTGCGGTACTCCGCTGCGTAGTCCGCCCAGGCCGCTGAATGCATCGCCGCATCCGCGTTGTATCGGTCGATCTCTCCGTTGGTGTAGTCCATCTTTGCGTAGAGATAGGTCTCATAGACATCTTTGTGTTCATCCGGAACCAGTA